TCATCCAGAGATGTTTGATGCTAATGGTCAATTGATCCCCGATGAAATTATATCATTCCGAATCGACGGGGACGATAAAACTGAACTTGAAGATTAATTATGGCAAAACTACCTGACAATCCTTTAGTATCTGAACTCTTCAAAGCGGTTCATGGTAAGAAAGATAAGAAGGGAAAGGCAGACCTTCTGTCACAACACAAACGTGATGATGTCAAAGCATTATTGATATGGAACTTTGATAAAGAAATTAGAAGTGCAATTCCAGAAGGTGAAGTACCCTACAAAAAGAATGAGGCACCTATCAACTCTGGTGGACACACCCGTCTTGTTCATGAATGGAGAACTCTTTACAATTATGTAAGAGGTGGTAACGATAAACTATCTCAGATGAAAAGAGAAACCATGTTCATTCAATTACTTGAAGGTTTACATGAGTCTGAAGCAGAATTATTGATGTTGGTAAAAGATAAAAACTTACAATCAAAATACAGAATCACTAGAGCATTGGTGGAAGAAGTTTTTGATGATATTGTTTGGAGAGATAAGTAATGATCAGAGTGCTTCATGAGAAGTGTGACAAAAAGTTAGCAGACAATCCTAAACTACCTTATAATGCATATCTCATAGAGTATAAAGAAGGTGAGGAACATTTCTTTGATATTGCTATTGGAGATAAGGCAGTTGATATATTTGATCACTACTACGATAAGAGTAGTAAGTTTGTGAATATGATTCAAGCAGGAGGTCTAGTCAATCCTAGAAACTGGGTAGATAAAACCCTACAAAAAAAGTAACAACATGTTACAAAAATGTGAGGAAATACTTGCATAAATATATTTGGTATGATATGATACCAATACGTTCATCCAATTATGCATGGTTTATTACTGTTAGCATTACTCATTGCTGATCATGACTCTTACCATTGGGAATTGTCATGTGAAGAATGGAACCAAGCAAGGGTGGAGATACTCAGTGATGAGAATCACATCCAAGATGCTAAAGAGTATCTTATTGATTACTTTTATACTAAAGTACCAGATGAAGATTGCAAACCTTGGAACATTGGACGCAAGTAAGCCAACTCGGAACGGATCGTTCATCCTCTATTGAGGACGCAACAGTTTGCTGAAGGAACGGAATCACGGATCCCTCGTCAGAGGTAAAGGTGCAAAGTCCAATTACTTTAGGAGAACCAAATGGCAAAAGTCATTTACAGAGGAGTCGAGTACGACTCAAAAGAGTACAACGCTAAAGTGCTTGCTGAAGCAGCAAAGCGTAATAGACACGAACTTATGTATCGTGGATTAAAAGTTGCCAAATAATTGCAACTAAACACAATATCGAAGGAGTGCTTGACACTCCTTTTTTTATCCAATATAATATATGAATACACTAAAACAAACAGTAAAACTAATCAAGGCAGCACTCAAACATAAACATCTTTACTCTCAAAAAGAAGTATTTTATTTGAAAAATTCATTGAGGGAGGCAAAGAAAAAATTGAGACTACATAAGTCTGTCCATTCATTACATGAAAATGAAAGTTCAATTAATAACACTGACACCTGACGCTGAGAGGAACATGGCATTCGTTGCCAGAGTATCTAATCCAAATAATCAAGGCAACGAAAACTTTTCTGGACTCTTGAAATATTGCATCAAGCATCAGCATTGGTCCGTGTTCGAGCAAGCACACATGACTCTTGAAATTGAAACTACTCGTGCTATTGCAGCACAAATTCTAAGACATCGTAGTTTCACATTCCAAGAGTTTTCCCAAAGATATGCACAGAGTGATGAGATAGGTGAAATAGATTTACCAGAATTGCGAAGACAAGATATTAAGAACCGTCAGAACAGTATAGATGATTTGGATAAAGATGTTGTTGATAAACTGAGTCGTCAGATGATTACTCTATTCAGTTCTGCACAAGCATTGTATAATCAAATGATAGAGTCAGGAGTTGCCAAAGAGTGTGCGAGAATGGTTTTGCCATTATGCACTCCAACTCGGATATATATGACAGGATCAGTTAGATCTTGGATACATTATATTGACTTACGTTCAGCACATGGCACTCAGAAAGAGCACATGGAGATTGCTGAGTCATGTAAGGATATATTCAAAGAACAATTCCCTGTTGTATCTGAAGCACTTGAATGGTGAATCTATTTCTAGGACCAACTCACGACTTGAGTTTCTTATATAATGATGAAGAAGCGATGAGAGTCACACCACAGGAGATCGCTACATTCATCATGCAAGATGAGATTGTAGCAGTCTATAATGGTAGATCGGAAGCAGGTCCTAGAGCACTAGGAAATAGAAGTATATTATATGACCCAAGAGATATTAATACGAAGGATACAATTAATAAAGTAAAGAAGAGAGAGCGTTTTAGACCCTTTGCTGCTGCTGTATTGAAAGATTATGCAAATCAATGGTTTGACATGTCTGGACTGAATAGATCGCCTACAATGTCATACGCGGTGCATACAAGAGAGGATAAGAAAAAATTGATACCCGGAGTGGTACATATTGATGACACATGCAGAGTCCAAACAGTAGAACAAGATATACCTCATTTGTATGAAGTCATAGAAGAGTTTTACAAATACACAAAGGTTCCTATGGTATTGAATACATCATTCAATCTTGCAGGTCAACCCTTAGTTGAGACACCTCAAGATGCCATAGATACATGGAAGCAATCAGATATTCATGTGTTGTGGTTTCCAGAGGCAAGAAGAATGTATAAGAGTTCATCTTTAGGAGATTGACATGAGAATCTTAGGGGTAAATTTATCTAACAATGGTTCTATATGTGTGCTCAATGATGGTAAGATAGAATTATACTTAGAAGCAGAAAGATTAACAAAAAAGAAAAGAGATCATGACTGTAGTAAATTAATAGAGATGGTAGAGGATGTGGATAAGATTGCTATAAGTGACGCCTCTTGGAATCGAGATAAGAAGAAGACTCTAATATCCACAAAGAATATTGCAACACTCAAGAAGAAGTTTCCTGATGCCGAGAGATATGATTTCAGAGATAGACATCATCTTACACATGCTGCATGTGGGTTCTATAATTCAGAGTTTGAGGAGGCAGCAGTCATTGTTGTTGATTCATCTGGATCTAATTTTAAGATGGGAGATGAGTGTGAAACTATCATGCATGTAAAACGAGGAAGAAGATTTCATTGGAAGACATTCCATAAGAGATATAATAAAGAGAATGATTATGGTATAGGTTTGCAGTTTGATTTGGTTTCTGAGAAATGTAAATGGGGACGAGATGAAGCAGGAAAAGTCATGGGTCTCGCACCCTATGGAAGATATGTTGATGGACCATATCTATCATCAAGTAATGAGAACGCTGCTGCAACTATACAAAAGGATTGGGAGGATAGGGCGGTTGAATTGGTAAAGATAGCAGCAAATAAATGTAATAATATAGTGTTGACAGGTGGATGTTTTCTGAATGTTGTGGTAAACTATAAACTATTGAAGGAGTTTCCTGATTTGAATTTTTACGTTGACCCAATCGCTTTTGATGGAGGGACTGCTATCGGATCAGCATATATACTTCACTACAATCCTAAAATAAAATCGTTCTAACATGCCTACTTATCCTGTAAAAAATTTGAAGACTGGAGAAACAAAAGAGATCGTGATGACAATGAAACAATACGATCAGTGGAGAAAGGATAATCCTGACTGGGATAAAGATTGGTCACAGGGAACAGGAGGAACTGTCAGTGCTGTCGGAGACGTATACAGTAAAACAGATGGTGGATGGAATGAAGTTCTATCAAGAGTCGGGTCGATGCCCGGTTCAAAAGTAAAACCTCAAAAGACTACACATTTCTAATGCCTGCTAGAAAAAAGAAAACTTCCAATCAAGTTGGGGTAGGTATGACTGCTAAACAACTTAGAAGGAAAAAACCATACAATGCTGACATGATGATTCCGATTGAGGCATTGACCGAGAATCAAAAAAAATTATTTGCATCACTCGAAGAGGGTAAGAATGTATATACATATGGAGTGGCAGGAACTGGTAAGACTTTTGTTATTTTATATCATGCCCTCAAACAAGTCCTCGATCCTATAACACCATACAATAGAGTTGTTATAGTAAGATCACTTGTATCCACAAGGGAAATTGGTTTCTTACCCGGTGATCATGATGACAAGGCAGCATTATATCAGATACCATATAAAAATATGGTCAAGTATATGTTTGAGTTGCCTACCGATAGTGATTTTGAAATGTTGTGGGGTAATCTCAAAACACAGGAGAGTGTGAAGTTTTGGTCAACTAGTTTTGTCAGAGGCACAACACTTGATGATTGCATCATGATTGTTGATGAGTGTCAGAACTTGAATTTTCATGAGTTAGATAGTATAATAACAAGAGTAGGAGAGAACTGTAAGATCCACTTCTGTGGTGACGCTGCACAAACCGACCTTGTAAAAACAAATGAGAAGAATGGTATCCTTGACTTTATGAAAATACTTTCTGCAATGCCTGAATTTGATTCTATTGAATTTGGTATTGAAGATATAGTAAGATCAGGATTAGTCAAGAGTTATATCCTCAACAAACTAGCAATGAGTATTGATGTTTAATCATGTAGAGTGTGATCTTCCTGCACTATCAAGGAAGACTATAGACGGTGTTCGATATTATTCGGTTGATGATAGACCGATGGTATCTATCACTTCGGTTACATCATACTGGAACCGAGAGATTTTTAAGAATTGGATAGCAAGAGTTGGTGAGGAAGAAGCGAACAGAATCACCAAGAAAGCAACTAATCGTGGTACAAAAACTCATGAATTGATAGAACATTACTTGCTCAATGAAGAGGTTGTATTAGATAACCCTAGCACAAAGATGTTATTCACTCAAGCAAAAAAAGAATTGAGAAATATTGATAACATCTATGCATTAGAGAAATCTCTATACAGTAGAGAACTAGGAGTAGCAGGAACAGTTGATTGTATTGCAGAGTACAAAGGAGAACTTGCAATCATTGACTTCAAAACTGCAGAGAAACCTAAACCTGTTGATTGGATCGAGAACTATTTTGTACAAGCAGCAGCATATGCTTGTATGTTCTATGAGATTACAGATATACCCGTCAAGAAACTTGTCATTCTTATGACATGCACAAACGGAGAGGTGAAAGTTTACGAAGAGTATGATAAAATGAAATATATGAAAAAACTTGTCCAGTACATTCAATTATTTGTCGAGGAGAAACTAAATGAAATCCAAAAATGAAGTCAAAGAGATTCTCAAAAAGAACTTTCTTTGTTCAGAGAAGTTTGCCATGGAGATAGAGAAACTTGTCAAGGAAAATGAGTCGATGAATTATATTGAGGCAATCTGCCACTATTGTGAAGAGAATCATATTGAGATTGATAATGTGAACAAACTTATATCTAAACCACTGAAGGAAAAACTGAAGTGTAATGCTATCAATCTAAACTATCTAAAAAGAACTTCTAAAGCAAAATTCTCTATTTGAGATGAACTGTATTGGTATAGGTGGTGCTCGTCATGATACAAGTATCGCTGCATTGATTGATGGAGAGTTCAAGTATAGAAAAAGTGAACGTGCCCTTGGAATCAAACATCATAAAGCAGATGATAATTGGTTCAAATCTGTACTAGATGAGTGGGGTATAGATGAAAAAGATTCAAAGATTGTATATACTGACTCAGGAAGAAAAAGATTTGGTAAAAGAATAAGGAAACCATATGATGATGAAGACTATATTGTAGAAGGAGATCGAATTTGTATCGATCATCACACTGCACACATATATTCTGCCCTATCAGATTGTTCACAGCATGCTGCCTTTGATGGTTGGGGATCAGGTAGGAACACTGGTCTCACAGTAACATCTGACGGACAGAAAAGATATAAAGATTTGTCTGTTGGTAAATTCTTATCATATGTAGGATACGCCATGGATTTCAAAGGTATGGAGGTAGACTTTCCCGGCAAGGTCATGGGTCTACAGGCATACGGTACACCTGACTTAGATTTAGCAAGACAGATCAATCAAGATAATATTCTTGATCTCTGTGGTGAGTGGATGCTTAGAGGTGTTGACAGTAAAGATTCAAAATTCCAAGACTTCGTGGCAACTGTGCATAAAGCATGTGAACTAATTCAATTAGAGAACTTCAAGGTATTCGACTCAAGTAAAAAGATTTCTTGCTCCGGTGGTGTAATGTTGAACACAGTTATCAACACCGAACTAAGAAAGACTTATGATATAGAAATAATACCTCATGTATATGATGGTGGTCTAAGTGTGGGTGCACTCAGATATGCTGTAGGACATAACTTTGACATGGGTAACTTCCCATACTGCCAAGATGATTACGCTCCAGAGGAAGCACATGATGATACAATAGAAAAAGCAGCAGAACTTCTAGCACAAGGAAAAATTATTGGGTGGTATCAAGGACATGGTGAGATAGGACCTAGAGCATTGGGAAATAGAAGTATACTTATGAATCCTATGATAAAAAATGGTAAAGATATTTTAAACTCCCGTGTCAAAAAAAGAGAATGGTGGAGACCATTTGGAGCATCAGTATTGAAGGAGAAAGCAGGAGAATATTTTGACATTGAGGACTCTCCATACATGCTATACAATGCGAAGGTAAAACAATCTGGACTTGACCCCATCACTCACGTTGATGGTACATGTAGACACCAAACAGTAACATATAAATCGAACCCTATATACTACAAATTAATAAGTGCTTTTGAAAAGAAAACTGGTTGTCCTATTCTTCTCAATACATCTTTAAATATTGGTGGCAAACCAATTGCAGGGAGACCAGAGGATGCTGATGTTCCGGGTCTTGATGCATTGTTCGTAGGTAATCTATCATGAGTGTATTCTGCACATATCCTTGGAAACAATTGTTTAGTGATTCTTATGGTGTCTACATGCCATGCTGTATGGCAACTGTAGATCATCCCCATAATGGATGTTGGCATGGTGCAAAGTCAGATTTCCCTGCACCAAAAGTAAATGAAGTATCACCCTCTGAATTTTTCTATTCAGATTATATGAAACAATTGAGATCTGATATGAGAGATGGTAAAACAACTCCTCTTATCAATAAGGTCTGTGCAAATTGTATCAATGAAGAGAAAGAAGGCAGAAGAGGATTGAGAAATCCTCAACAGAATGAACCGCTAGGAAGAGTCATAGAAGTAAAGTTGAGATTGTTTGGTAACGCATGCAATCTGTCATGTTA